TAAAAATAGTAGAGTGTTCTCCAGCATACCCACCAAAGTAGATTGCATTAGAACCTTCGGCTACTGCAGTCCATGTCCATGAAACTGGCATATTAGTTGAGCCGTTAATTTGAGTTCCATGTGTTGAAGCCATTGTTTTTTTAATATCAGTTGCAGCACCAGCGCCCTTATCGGGAAACAATAATTCATAGGCTGCGTAAGTGCCGTTAGTAAACTTAAGCCCAGCAACAACGCGACTCTTTACATACTTAAGTGCTGCATGTTCAAGCGTTAAACCATTGTATGTATATTGTTTATGTGTTGTGCCATCAGATAATTTAATGTCATACATGCCAGCAGTTGTAGCCACATACATATATGTTCCATCAGATGTGGTGCCAAGGATTGTTTCATTACTAATAGAAGAATAGTTAACAAGGGCTGTAGATGTACCAGCAGTTGTAATCTTGTACATTGCAGTGGTCTGTGTTGTGCGTGGTGCCAAGTCGGTAGCCACAAGGAAAGCAACACCTGTGGTACTAGCACCAGTATCTATCTTGCATGCACCAGTAAAAGCCTGAACTTTAGTTGTGTTGCGAAGTAATGTTAATTGCCCTGGAGTCCATGGGTTAACACCATAGGATGAATTGAAACGGAATCGAACTTCCATATCATTGCCTTCCATTGGCTCAGTGAATTGGATACCTTCACCGTAATGGAAAGAGGACTGGCTTCGTGTCCAGTAGCCTGAGCCAGCAAGTGTGTGCTCACCTGGGTCACGCATCTGGTCTACACGCTGAGCACGGAACTCTGCGGTCTGTCGCTTGTATGGTGTACTGTCTGTTACTGCCATAATAAATGGCAAGCCAGCAATAGCCACATCAAAGGCGTTGCCGTTGAGGTCATAGTATGTGGAGAGGCGACCCGATAAATCAATTATCGTGCGTTCGGTAATGTCAGGTGCTTTTGATACCACGGCTTCTCCTTATGTCTTAAGAAATAATTAGTGGACAGTTTGAATCCTTGTCCAGGGATAATCTATTTACCTACACACTCGGTGTGGATTGTTCCGCTTTAGGATTTAGATATGCCTCATAGTCTGCGTTACCTGCAACCATAGGCACAAAAGAAACTACGCCTTCGGGCGAAATCATTTCTAAATATTCAATACCAAAATCATTAGTCCTTTTAATATAATTATTTTTCATCATAACTCCGAGTTCGCTGTCCAGTGTCCTTGTGCATACAGTTCTGTTGCACTGTTTAGATAACCAGTAAATCCGCTTGTGTCGCTTACGCTGCCTGTATAAGTTCTTGAAGTTTGCCCGCCACTCGAATTAAAGGCAATCCAAGAACCTGAAGTTCCACTTGCAGTATAGGCGGTGATTGTTGCAGCACTCCTTTTTGTGACTTTGTACATTATTCGTGAAAAGTTACCGCTGCCTGAAATTGTGGCTAAAGTTCCCATCCATATACCTGTAGTTGTATTTGTTCCAGCAGTAGTTCCTGCATCATATGATTGTTCGTAATACCTCTGACAAGCGGCTAATTCTCCTTGGATTGTTCCTGTTGCAGTTTGGAAAGCCGTAGCAACTGAACCTGCTTCAAGTTGCAATCCCCAAAAATCAACAGTCATAACAGTATTTACTGCCAATGGAAAATTAAGTTGCAAGTAACTTCCTGTACCAATTGTTTTACCTGTAACGCTTGGCATTGTTACAGTTCCTGAGTATCTAACCCACCCAGTAGTAAAATTAACATTTGTAAAAGAAACTACATTGTAATCAGTTGCACTACCACCCGAACCATAGTTTCTATGGATAGAAGGGGTAACACCTCCTGATGCAGTTGCAGCCTTGACCCAAAATGACAAAGTAATAGTTTGACCAGCAAAAGTTCTAACATCTTCAATTTTTGTTGAAATAATGTTGTATGTTGCACCAGTACCAGCAACAGATTGATTCATCCGTAAGAAATAAGTACCTTCATAACCTGCTACTGGTGCAGTGCCAGGTGTAAAAGTTTGCTGACTAATTATTTTAGTTCCACCAGTGCCATCGTAATCACAAAGAAATCTATCTGTGTTATACGCGCCAGAAGTTGGATTAGTAAAACTGGTGCCTCGTTGCCAAACGCCAAAATCGCCGTTAATAATTTTATTCTTACCAGCAAGAAAAGCAGGTACTGCACCACCAGTATTTTGCTGAGTAGTGGCTGTGTTATAGGCTCTAGTCATTACTTTCCTACTTTCATACCGTCAGGTAATGGTTGTGAATAATTCCATTCAGCAATAAAAACGCCTAGTCCATCTGAATCATCTTGAAGTATAATGCCTGCATCAAGAAAATCAGCACCATTTAATTCAGGATAAACATTTACAATTGTTTCATATAGTGTCATTTAATTAAGCCCTTACCCAGTGACCTGAAAATATTGTTCCAGTGCCTCCGCTATAGTAATCCGAATTAGGTCCAGTTCCAGCACAATAAGCATAAAGTTCTAAATAATCCGTGCTTCCATTCATATCAATCATAACCGCACCGCTTGATTGACTAGCAGCATTAGTTGGGATGTCATCATATAAGCGAACATAAGAACTTCCGTTTTTGTATATTGTCCAAATAGTACGCCCTGGTGCAGTTGAACCCATAATTGCACTAAGATTTATTTGATACTTTCCAGCAACAGTTGGAGTAAATCTATAATTTGTTGCTGAATCAAAACAGTTATCTGTATCAAAAAACTCTGCATTAAGTTGTACTTTTACAAATGTACTAGCAGTAAATGATTGTGCTGATGTTGCTCGATAAGCAGAAAAAGCAGGAGCGCCAGTCCAAGCAGGCACTCCGCTAGATACAGACAAGACTTGTCCAGTAGTACCAATACCTAACCTTGCTGGAGTATTAGCAGCAGAGGCATAGATAATATCGCCAGTTGTAGTGGTAAGGGTATTAGCAATAGCACCAACTGCTGCTGCTGTATGTGTGTGAGCACCTACTCCAATTGGATACCAAACATTGTCGGTTGCATCCCAGACATAGCCTGGTCTGCTTGTATTACTAAATGTAGCCATTAGTTGCTCCCTAGTGCTGCTTTGAGTTCTTCAAGTGATAATCCAACAGATTCTAACTTTTCTTCAATAGTTGGTTGTGGTTTAGGAATAGGAATATGAGCATTAACAATTGCTTTAACTTCTGACTCAGTTTTGTCTGAGTCAATAACTAAACCATTTTCGCCCACATAAACAGCAGCAGCGTTTAACTCAATCTGTAGTTGGTCTCCATTGAGATTTGTTGGTATTGGCAATGTATAAAGTGTCATTGTTATGCTCCTAAGTAGGCGATTTCAGCGCGCCCTTGACTAGTTGTAACGTAAAATGTTCGACTGATTCCGCTGTCTTGGTTGACAAAAAATTCTAAATAGTCTCCAGCAACTAAGTCAAGAATTGCAGGCACACCTAAATCGCGTTCTCCACTATTGATTTGCTGCCCATTTCTGTTCAACTTTACAGAAGTACCATTTTTGTAAATAGCAGTTTGCACATTGCAATTACTATTGTTTCCTTCGAATGTTGCCACAAAATTAACTAACCATTTACCGCTTTTTCCTGTTGGAATTGTAAATCGTGAGGTATTTGTTACGGTGCTATGAATTGAGTCAGTGTCATAATTCTCTGAGGGAAAAGTCATTACTGTCCAAGTACCAGAAGCAGCAGCAGTGCCTGAGTTGTTATAGGCGGAAGCACCAACAAAAGTGACTCCACCTACTGGTGTTGCCCAACTGGGAACGCCACTTGCAACTGTAAGTACTTGACCAGTAGAGCCAACACCCAAGCGAGCAGGTGTGTTAGCACCTGATGCGTAGATAATGTCACCAGTGGTAGTAGTTAAAGTCTTAGCAATAAATGCTGAGTTAGCCTGAGTCTGTGTGTATACATCAACAATTGCTACAGGTGATGAAGCAAAGACTTCAAATATATCTCCAGTAACAGAGGCATTAGTCAACGCAATAGTAGAACCATTGGTTGCTGTGTAATCTCCACCACGAGCAAGGAGTACACCGTTTTGGTATACCTGCTCATAGCCAGCAACATAACCCAGTGGAACAGAACTATCATCATTACCAGATAGTGTTGTAGTTCCATTGGCTGTTGCTTTAGACCAGCGAACAACTTGATTGCCTACCGCTGTTGCATCTGTATCTACCCAAATGAGTCCATCTGTAGGAGATGTTGGTTCAGTTGGGTCTGCTACAGAACCAGCAACAGCAGCCCAAGAGGCAGAAGTTCCGTTGGTTGTGAGGTACTTACCAGAGTTGCTTGTCTGTGAAGGCAAAGCATCTACTGTTCCCCAAGAAGTTGCTGTGCCATTGGTAGTTAGATATTTACCTGAATTACCAGTAAGGCTTGGAACATATCCAGCAGCAGTAGTAGCACTAGCAGCAGCGGAAGTAGCAGATGTTGCTGCACTTGTAGCAGATGTAGCAGCAGCAGTTGCACTGGCTGCAGCAGATGTAGCACTGGTAGCAGCAGCGGTTTGACTTGTTAATGCAGATGATGCAGATGTTGCTGCATTAGATGCTTGAGTTGTAGCAGTGGCTGCTGAATTAGATGCTGTAGTTGCAGATGCAGCAGCAGATGTAGCAGATGTTGCTGCTGCTGTAGCACTTGCTGTAGCGCTTGTGGCGCTTGTAGCAGCACTTGTTGCTGATGTAGCAGCCTGTGAAGCACTTGTCGCTGCAGTAGCAGAGGAAGCAGCAGCAGCAGTTGCTGATGCAGCAGCCGATGCAGCACTTGTTGCTGCTGCTGTCTGACTTGTTAATGCAGATGAAGCAGAAGTAGCAGCGCTAGTGGCTGATGTAGTAGCAGCAGTTTGGCTAGTAAGAGCAGAAGATGCAGATGTTGCTGCACTGGTTGCGCTAGTAGCAGCAGCAGTCTGTGATGTTAATGCAGAGGAAGCACTTGTTGCTGCAGCACTGGCACTTGAAGCAGATGCTGTTGCACTTGTTGCTGCGCTAGATGCTGATGTTGCTGCACTTGTTGCACTTGTGGCTGCACTTGTTGCAGATGTAGAGGCAGCGGTTGCTGAACCAAGGATTGCATCAACATAAGATTTAGGTGTTGCACTTGATGTAGTCATCCCCGCGCTAGATAAACCAGTAATTGTTCCTGCACCACTGATAACAATAGATGCTGTTGAAGTTACAGTACCTGTAAGGGTAGCACCATTGATTGTTGGAGTGGTAAGAGTTTTTGCTGTAAGAGTCTGAATCTTATCTGTACCAACTACAGAACCTTCGCCCGTAACAATACCGTGAACATGTGTATCTACACCCGACATCAATGCTGTATCAGCATCAACACCACGAGCAGAAATGTGTGTTTGTAGTTCTTTAAACTCACGAGCAGAAACACCATGTCGCACAGCAGCACCAGCAGAGTGAGCAAAGGCTGTAGTGTTATCTTGTCCACGAGTAAGAACAATGGTTGTTGATGAGCCTGATGTAACCGTTACTACTTCTTCTTTGGAAGTATCTGGGTCAAGAATAAGCGTGTATGGAAAAGTGGTTGGAAAACCGCTAATTGAGTTAACAAGAACTCCAGTTGTTGTATCTCCTTGTGATGCTGCTGCGATAGATGCAAGTAGTTTTGTTTCAATCGCTGTTGCGGAATAGTTCCGCTTTCTAGTACCTGGGTCGCCTGCTGCCATGGTTTACCTGCTATCTCTG